CATTATCCAAAACGACCAAGGCACAGCCACAAGTTGCCCTTGATGTCGGGTCAGTAGAAGAAGTATCGGGGTTTGCTCAGATAGAAAGGGACGAGTCCTTTGCCGTGACTCAGGACTTTGTCGTGCAATCGTACGACAAAGCACAAACCGAAGCGGGTCGCATGGGTATACGCTTCGTAGACGATACAACTATTAAGATCACCGAAAACTCCATGGTCATCATAGACGAGTTTGTCTTTGACCCTGATCCATCTAAAGCAAAGCTAGCGGTTAATTTTCTAAAAGGTACAGCACGTTTTACTACAGGTCTTACTGGCAAAGTGGCTAAAGAAAACATGGTGCTGCGAACCAACTCTGCTACCGTGGGTATCCGGGGCACAGACTTCAGCGTTACTGTAAATCCAGATACTTCAGAGTCTTTGTTTATATTGCTGCCAGATCAAGACGGAGCGCCTTCAGGTGAAATATCAATAACAACTGATATGGGCACGGTTGTTCTAAACCAAGCCTTTCAAGCGACCACTACCACTACATTAGAAAGCGCGCCGAGCGAACCCGTGATATTAGACTTATCGTTAGACTTCATCGATAACATGCTTATCGTAACGCCACCTAAACGTTCTAGATCTCTTGACGAAGAACAAGGGACCACGGACACCGTCGACCCAATACTGGACTTCAACGAGCTAGATATAGACTATCTAGCAGAAGAAAACTTAGGCGAGGAGGGACTAGAGTTTACCGAGCTAGACTACGATGCACTAAACGTAAACTTCTTAGAAGATCTATTAGATATCATCAGCGAGCTAGATAAAATAGACGATGAGGATCGATTAGCACAAGAAGCAACCACAACGAGTATAAAAGGCACGGCGGTAGGACAAGATACAAAAACACAAATAACTACAATAGTTACCGGAGAAAAGATAAAATTAAGCAGAGCTGTAGGATCAACTGCTTCAATTAACATAGATAGTAGCAACAGCTACACCGTTGTATTGGAACAAGACGGTGTGATGAACGAAGTTAAAGTCAACGGCGGTAGCGATTCAACCATCGTCATTAGACAGGGGAATGGTTAATCGGTATTATTTGCTGATAATTAAAAAGATATTTTATGCCTTTACAAAAAAATACATTTGTCCCTGGTATAAACAGAGAAGGCACCGCTTACGATAACGAAGGCGGTTGGTTTGACTGTAATTTAATTAGATTTCGTGCGGGCAGGCCAGAGAAGTTTGGTGGTTGGGGAAAGATTTTAAGTGCTACATATCAAGGAACAGCTAGAGCACTGCATAATTTTATATCTCTAGCAGGCACTAAATACTTAGGTATAGGAACTCATTTTAAATATTATATTGTAGAAAATAACGATGCTTTTAATGACATAACGCCTATAAGAAAAACAGTTGGTGCTGGACAAACAGATACTACAGCGACTACTTTTGCAAAAGTTGGTAATGATGATGCTACCATAACGGTCACTAACAACTCTCATGGTGCAGTACAAAATGATTTTGTTACTTTTTCTGGAGCAGCATCGTTAGGCGGTAATATTACTGCTGCTGTTCTTAATCAAGAATATCAAATAGCCACCGTAACGGATGGTAATACATACACAATAGAAGCTAAAGATACATCTGGTAATACAGTATTAGCTAACTCATCTGACTCAGGAACTGGAGGAGGTAGCGTTGTTTCCACTTATCAAATTAATACTGGATTAGATGTTTTTGTATCTTCTACTGGTTGGGGAGCAAACAGTTGGGGATCTAGCGGTTGGGGATCAACAACCCCTTTATCAGATACTAATCAACTTAGAATTTGGACACATGATAATTATGGAGAAGATTTAATATTAAATGTTAGAGGTGGCGGTGTTTATAGGTGGGTAGAGAATAATGGCACATCTACTAGAGCCAGTTTACTATCATCAGCCACTGGAGCTAATCAAGTTCCAACGGCGGCTCTTCAAGTATTAACATCTGAGGTTGATAGACATTTAATAGTTTTAGGTGCAGATCCACTTAACACCAGTAACGTTAGAACAGGAACACTAGATCCAATGTTGGTTGCGTTTAGTGATCAAGAGAATCCATTAGACTTTGAAACAAAAGCAACTAACTCTGCTGGAGAGTTAAGACTATCATCTGGTTCTTTAATCGTAGGAGCTGTTAAGTCTAGGCAAGAAACAGTTATCTTTACTGATACATCTGTTTACAGTATGCAGTTTATAGGGCCGCCGTTTACTTTCGGTCTTAACTTAATAAACGAATCAACTGGTTTGATAGGTCCCAAAGCAGCCGTGACAGCACCTAACGGTGTGTATTACATGAGTTATGATTCTTTCTATATATACAATGGTAGTGTGCAACAAATACCGTGCACGGTCAGAAACTATGTATTCAGTGACATAAATCAAGCTCAAGCATACAAAATAAACGCATTTACTAACAACAAACATTCTGAGGTTGGTTGGTTCTATCCGTCAGCTAGTTCTACTGAAATAGATAGGTATGTAATTTATAACTATGCAGAAAGCGTTTGGTACTACGGACAACTATCAAGAACTGCTTGGCTAGACTCAAACATAGAAAGCTATCCGCAAGCTGTCTCTGGAGGATATTTATACGAACACGAGAAAGGTTTTGATAACGATGGCGCTGAAATGACAGGCGTATTTATAGAGTCTTCTGATTTTGATATAGGCGACGGCGATAGTTTTGCATTCTTGCGAAGAGTTATACCTGATATAAAATTTTTAGACGATGATGCTAGTTCTAATGTAAACATAGTTACGAAAACAAGAAACTTTCCTGGAGATTCTTTGAGTACAGATAACACTTCTGTTATTACACCATCAACTCAACAAAGCCACCTTAGAGCTAGGGGCAGACAAGCAGTTGTACGCATTTCATCTAACGATGGAGATAGCGGAAATGTTGGCGTTGGTTGGCGTCTTGGAGCAATTAGATACGATATAAGGCCAGACGGTAGAAGATAATGGCTAAACTGCTACCAACCAGACTGCCAGTAGCAACCACTGAAATTAGCGTTGATTTATACAATCGATTAATAAGAATATTGGAGCTTAACCTAGGAGAGTTTGATCCTAGTAATACAGATCAGTTTACTACAGCTCAGCGTAACTCCTCTTTATTTAATCCAGGTAGTATTATATGGAATACAACAGTTGATAAATTACAAGTATGGACTGGATTTGGTTGGTATAATATTGATGCACAACCAGAAGAAGAACAAGGTCTAAAAGGCACTGCTTCTGTTGGCGAGGTTTTCGTACAAACCAGTAAAGGTACGCAAGTTTATTTGTAATATGGCAATAACAAGATCACAAATGGCTAAGACTACTAGAAAAAAAGGCAAGATGCCGCCTAGAAATAAAAAGAACTTCCGACCAACTAAGTCGGGAGCTGGCATGACTAAGGCTGGTGTTAAGGCTTATCGTAAGTTAAATCCTGGTAGTAAGTTAAAAACTGCTGTCACGGGGAAAGTCAAGAAAGGTAGTAAGGCAGCGAAAAGACGTAAATCTTTTTGCGCTAGATCTGCTGGACAAATGAAGAAGTTCCCTAAAGCAGCAAAAAATCCTAATTCTAGGTTGAGACAAGCAAGAAGACGATGGAAGTGTTAAATGGCAATTAAAAGAAACGTAAAGAGAACTGTTAAAAAAGTATCAAGAGATTTAAAAAAAGCTAGTAATACTCATGCTAGACAAGCAAAAAAACTAGCTGCTCTTAAATTAAAAAAAGGTGGTACTGCAACTAAAAGAAAAAAAAGCACAACTAAAAAGAAAGGTGCAACACCAACTAATCCATCTTTATATGCAAGAGTAAAAGCAGAAGCTAAGCGTAAATTTAAGGTTTACCCCAGCGCATACGCCAACGCTTGGTTAGTTAGAACATACAAAAAACGCGGCGGCGGATACAGATAAAACTCTACATAACTCAATAACATGAGTCAGTATAATAAGTTTTATTACAAACCTTTGCCTGATTTTTTACAAATAGGCGAAAGCGATATTGAAGGCTCTGGCGTATTCGCTAAAGAATACATAGAAGAAGACTACGATTTAGGCATGACGCACATAAAAGTGCCTATCTTGAATGGCTACATAAGAACTCCTCTCGGTGGTTTTGTAAATCACTCTGACGATCCTAACTGTGAATTAGAAGAAAGATTAGATTGGGATGACTATAGAATATATAATCTAGTAACGTTAAGGGATATATTAGAGGGCGAAGAACTAACATTAAATTATCACATTGACGAATAGAAAAAGAAAAGATCCTAAAAAAGGGACTGGCAAGAAGCCAAAAGGTAGCGGTAGACGTCTTTATACAGACGAGAATCCCAAAGATACCGTACGCATAAAGTACGCCACACCAGCTGACGCTAGAGCAACCGTAGCCAAAGTTAAGAAAATTAGAAAACCTTTCGCTAGAAAGATACAGATACTCACTGTCATGGAACAACGAGCAAAAGTTGCAGGAAAGAAAGAACAAGCTAAAATAGCAAAAGCTGGTAAACAAGCAATTAGGAAAAAACATGGCAAAGCCTAAAGGCGGATTAACAGAATGGTTTGGCAAAGGTCCCAAAGGAGATTGGGTTGATATCGGTGCGCCAAAAAAGAATGGTAAGTTTCAAGCTTGTGGACGTAAATCTGCATCTAAAAGCAAAAGAAAATATCCTAAGTGCGTACCGAGATCAAAAGCAAAGTCTATGACTAAGAGCCAAATAAGATCTGCGGTAGCTAGAAAAAGAGCAGCTGGCAATCCAGGGGGCAAGCCCACTAACGTCAAAACTATTGTCAAAAAGAAAGATGGCGGCATAGTAACTAAGTTAAACAGAGGTTGCGGAGCTGTCATGTCTAATAGAAGAAAACGAACAAGTTATTCTTAATGAGTAAAATATTACTAGGCGTTGTTGCAGTATTAAGCATAGCCTTGTATTTTTTATGGTCACAAAACTCACAGCTCGCATCTCTTAATCAAGCTTTTGAACTAAGAGATCAAGAACAAAAAGCTGCGATAGAATCTTTGCAAAATGATTTTAAGGTGCAGACCGAAGGGCTACTGGCCATACAGTCACGCAATCAAGAAATAGAAGCAGAGATGTCTAGATACCTAGATATCTTCAAACGACACAATCTAAGTAAACTAGCCGCAGCTAAACCTGGACTTATAGAAACTAGAGTAAACAATGGCACTAAAGATGTATTCGACAGTATTGAAGCAGACAGCCGTAGCATTGATCGTCTTGATGACGGTCTACAGTTGCAGCCTGATTCCTAAACAAGTAGACGTCATATCTAAACCGTTAGATAGGCAGATAGCGCAGCCTATGTTGCCTAGAGGCATAGACCTAAAAGAACCGTATTGGTATGTAGTATCTGAAAAGAACATTGATGAGTTCTTGGATAGGTTGAAGAAAGAAGAAGGCAGAATTGTTTTTGTTGCTATGTCTATACCAGACTACGAGCTCATGTCTTACAACATGCAAGAACTTAAACGCTATATTAACGAGCTCAAAGAGGTCGTTGTGTATTACAGAAAAGTTACAACTAAGGAGGCAAAATGAAGATATCGCAAGAAGGTATAGATCTAATAAAACACTTCGAAGGCTGTGAGTTAGAAAGCTATCGTTGTTCTGCTAACGTTCTTACCATAGGCTATGGGACCACTAAAAACGTGGTCGAAGGCATGAAAATATCGCAGCATCAAGCAGAAGAACTGTTAATGAAAGACCTAGAAGAGTTTGAAGAATACGTCGAAGATCTTATTGACGTACCGTTAGAACAAAACCAGTTTGATGCTCTCGTAGCATGGACCTACAATCTCGGACCAACGAACTTAAAAACTTCTACGTTAAGGAAGGTCTTAAATAAAGGCGCGTACGACGACGTAGCAGAGCAGATAAAACGTTGGAACAAGGCTAACGGCAAGGTTTTAAAAGGTTTAGTGCGCAGAAGAAACGCCGAAGCAGAGCTTTTTGACGGCAACGACTGGCACGTTTATACATAAAAATAGTGGCAGTAGAATAAATTTGCACATACAATAGAGAAAACTTAAACGAGAGACTATGCAGTTACAAGAGTCACTAAACATAGCAAAAGGTTTGGGTCGTTTTGAAGACGACCATATAGCTCACGTGGCAACGGGAGAAACCGTTGTGCCTAAAGGCATACTGGATGCTAATCCAGAGCTACGCAAAATGCTTTACGATCAGTTTAAGGAATTCCAAGTCAACCCAGAAGAGTTTGTAGTCGGTTCACCGGCTATGAAAATAAACCCGGTAACAGGTCAGCCAGAGTTCTTTTTAAAGAGTTTAACCAAAGGATTAGAAAAAATAGCTGAGAAGACAGGACTTAAAAAGTTAGGCAAGAAACTAGCGCCGTTGGCTCCCATAGCTGCAACATTCATACCGGGCATAGGTCCCGTAGCCGGAGGCGCAATAGGCGGAGTGTTAAAAGGTTTTATGGAAGGCAAAAAACCTTTGGAATATGGAATGGACGCTGCAAAAGGAGCGGCCATTGGAGGCATAGCAAAAGGATTAACTGGATACGCGGGACCGGCTGAAGGTAAATCCATGGGACAAGAGTTTTTTGGAAACATAATGGACAACAAAGGGATAGGCGGGTTAAAAGACGCTTTTATATCAGAAGATAGTCCGTTAGGAAAACTTTTAAATTCACCACTAGGAAAAGAACTATCTGGCAGATTAAAACTACAAGGATTAGGTGATACATTTGAAGATGCAACTAAAGGCATTTTAGGCTCTGGCGCAGCAGCTTCCATGTTTGGTGGCGGCATGGGCGGCATGGGCGGCATGAGCGGAGGCGGTTTTGGCGGTATAGCTGATTTCTTAATGTTAAAAAAATTATTAGATCAACCAGACAGAAGTCCAGCAGATATTGTACCTATGGGCGCATCTGCTTTTGGTTACACACCAGAACAAATGCAAAATATACCTAGCTACAGAATAGCTAACTTACAGCCTGCTCTTGTAGAGGATGCTCAATACGCAAACATGGAAGAAGGTGGATTGTTAAAGGGCATAGCTAGCATTAAACAAAACGGGAATATAAAAGGCTATGAAAAAGGTGGCATGGACGATGATGGTCCCGGAGATATAACACCCGCCTTTTTAGAACCCGGTGAGTTTGTTATGACTAGACCAGCAACAAGAGTCATAGGAGCAAGAAATCTATATAAATTAATGAAAGCAGCAGAGGGTATGGCGTAATGGCTAGTTATCTAGACCCAGTAACTAGAGTAAGCACGGAAGATCCTTTTGCGGCTAGGATGCGCAGAGACTTTTTAGAGTCTGCGTTTGATTTAGCTGCCACACCTACACCAATAGCTAAACAACAAATAGCTGGATTTGATCCTCTAGAACAACAAGCTAGACAAGCTGCTGGGGGGCTAGCTCAGTTTCAACCTTTTATACAGCAAGCAGCGGGTTTCTTTGGTCCACAAGGAGCAAGAGACTTTTACAACCCATACGAAGATGCAGTTGTACAACAAACAATAAGTGATTTAACAGAAAGAGCTGACGTACAAGGAGTTCGTGATAGAGCTGACGCTGTCAGGGCAGGAGCTTTTGGCGGTTCGCGTGGCAGACTCATGGAGTCTGAAAGAGAAAGAGCTTTGGGTAGAGGCCTAGCAGAAGCTATAGGCGGTATAAGATCAAGAGGGTTTGAAGGAGCAAGAGCCGCAGCGCAAACAGCAGGAACAGGGTTAAGTAGATTAGCAACTACAGGGCAACAAGGAATTATTAATCAAATAAATGCGCTAACTGGTTTGGGAGCATTAGGTAGAGGTATACAACAAGCAGGCTTTGACGCTACGTTTGATGCAGCGCAAAGAGCAGCACTAGAGCCTAGACAAAGACTACAAACACTGCAAGGCATGTTAGGCATGCTGCCTACCACTAGAGCTGAAACTACTTACAAAGCAGCCGCTGGTGTAAGTCCTTTAGCACAAGCACTAAGTTTTGTTAGAGGGGGCGGCATAGGAGGTTTATTTGGTAATATGTCACCACAAATGATGCCAGCGCAGTCAAACGTACAAACGCCTGCCGCTAATCCGGGAGCTTTTCAAGTTCCGCAAAACTTACCTTTCGTAGATCCAAATACAATAAAGCCAATGGACGGAGTCTTCACCGTAAGTCCACAAAATCTTGCAGGGGGTTTAGCACAGTTCAACCCTTTTAATATGCCTACCATTCAATATTAATTATGAGTTGGCGCAATAGAAACATGTTTACTAAAATGCCGCAGGGTATTACCTCTGGGCTAGCTCCTATACCGAGATACAAGATGGGCGGCATGGTTCAATATTATGATGAAGGCGGCAAAACATATCCGAACGAAGGATTAAAAGCATTAGCTAAAGTGGCTCCTGAAGTGGTCGAACGCATGGGCTATGAAGAAGGTGGCAAAACATATCCAAACGAAGGTTTGAAAGCGTTGGCTAAAGTTGCTCCAGAAGTAGTAGAAAGAATGGGTTACGAAAAAGGGGGAGAAATTTTTCCAGCAGATGAGGCTTTTAATTTTGTTGGCGGTACAGGGCCCATGGGCGTGCCTATGCCTAGCGGTATGCCAACACAAGTTTTTGAAGAGGGCGATGACGAAATTAACATGGCGTTAAACAATATGTTGCAAACAACAAGGCCTACTGGAGACGCTCCAATAGTGCTTGCGCCAGAAGAAGGAGACGTAATTCCTGAAAAAGAAGAGGGTCAAAGTAAAGCAAAAGAGGCTTTGTTAAAAGTTATAGATAAAAGAAGACAATCTTTACAGTCACAGATTATGTCTCTTGTAGACGATATAGATTTAGACGAAAACGCTAATTCTTCTGACAAATTTATTCAAGATGTCTTGCCTCAAATAGTTGACTTAGCAAAAAGATTTGAACAACAGTCTAAAGAAATGGCTACTAAAATGAGTGTTTCTTTAGATGAAGAAGAAGCTACTTTGCTGACAAATGAGTTTGAAGATCAATTAGAAAATAAGTTCCCAGCAACAGCTTTTATTTTAGACGAAGTTCAAGACACAAATGTTGCTGAAATACCTAGAATGAAAGAGGGCGGTATCTTTCAAAGAATTTTAGACTTTGCATCAGCAGGAAATCCAGCAGGAATAGATTTAAACGATTTAATAAAAATATTAGGGTTAGGCTCTAAAACAGGAGCTGCGGCAGCCTCCCTTTTTTCTGGGGAAGCTGAAGCTAGCCCAGAAACCCCTTCTACTAATTCTAAAAAAGTTCAGACGGCTGGTTTATTAAATAATATAAATGATTTATCTCAAGAGACTCCAAATTTTGTTGATCCTTTGTTTAGAACAAATGTTTTAGATAAAGCAGCGCCGTATTACGAAGAATTAAAAGATAGAGCAGAAGTAATTAGAAACGCTGCCTTAGCTTCGGGGAAAAGCAAACAAGGTGGTTTAGCAGGATTGTTTGATGTTAAAGGACAAGCAGATATAGCCGCAGAAAAAACAGCAAGCGCTGGAGACATAGCTATGATTCAAGCAACGGGAAGAGGAAGCATAGCTGGATCAGCCGCAGAAAGAGATTACTTACGAGGTTCTCCAATAGCAAGACAAACTGCTTTTGGTCAGCTCTTGTCTAAAGAAGGCGTAGAAAAAGCTTACGAACAGTTTCTTGAAAACAACTTAGAAATACCTGCTGCCTTTGATCCTAACGGTATTTTTAATAGTTCTAAGATGATAAACGGTGTGCCGTTTACTTTTTATGAACACTACAGGCAACAAATGGCTTTACCAAGAGATAAAAGACCCGGCTCTTTATCTGAGATAATTGGCGAGTGGAATAAAATAACAGGAGACACAGGGTAGCGATGTGGCAGTTGAACAAGAAATGTCACCCATTGATAAGTACGTTAGAGGATTAATATCTCAAGAAGAATACGTTGCTTTAATATCTGGAGAAACAGCAAGCGAAGAAGATCCCGGTACTTTTGAAGTATTAAACAAAACTGTACAAGAACTAGCAGCTAATAGTTGGGCTGGGGTTAGAGCTTTGGGAGAAGCTTTTGATAATCAAGATTTAATAGAAAGAGCTAACGAAGGTATTGCTTACAGAGAACAAGTGTCAGCTAAGTTTGGACGACCAATGATGGTTGAAGATATAAAGGACTTTGAAGACATACCAGACTATATTTTTACTTCTGCTGTACCTCAAATATTACCAAGTCTAGCACTCAGTTTACCGTCTGCTTATGCGGGATTTAAAACAGGAGCAGCGATTGGAGCGATTGGTGGTCCAGTTGGAGCAGGTGTCGGTGGCGCGATTGGACTTGGCTTAGGAGCTTTTTTACCATCAGCTTTGTTAAACATAGGAGAGATAGATAGAGAAATAAAACAACGAGCTGGCGAAGATGTTGAAAGCGGATTAACATCAATAGGATACGGTTCTGCCGCAGCTGCTTTAGACGTTGTATCTTTAGCCATAGGATTAAAAGCTGTACTACCAAGAATATTTAAAAACTCTCCTGTCTACAAAGAAGGCTTAGACAATATAGTTGACAGTCTAGTTAGTAAAGGAGTGCCAAATGTTGTTGCATCGAGAGCAGTATCAAATGCAGCTATAGCTGCTGCGGCGGAAGGAACAACCGAAATGGCACAAGAGGTTATTATAGATTTTGCAGCAGAACAAAAAACAGGGGTGTCTAGTTCTCAAGAAGAATTTGAATCAAACTTATTAAACTCGTTTACTTTAGGTGCCCTTGGAGGGCTACCTGTTGGAGCCGCTTCCGGATATATGCGCGGCAGAGAAATACAAAAAGATGTAGATAGTAAAAGAATAAGAGACGAGAAAGAAGCTCAAATAAAAGAAGAAGTAGAGCAATTCGTTATAAATAATGATTTGGAAAACCTTGATGGAGAATCTTTAGCCGCTTTTGCTATAGACAACTATTCTAATTTTAGAGGTGGTATAGAACCAATACCCATAGATCTTACTGCGGACACCAAAGAAGTTTTAAATCAAATAAAAGCTTTAGAGTTTCAACGTAGGTTTGGTAGAGAAACACAAAAACTAGCTGAAACGGCAACCTTACCAGAGCTACAAAAAGAAGATTTAATTAGACAAGAACTGTATCTTCTTGAGTCTGAAGATAACAATTCTATTAGAACCAAAGCTTTAGAACTAAACTTAAATTTAAACAACTATGGAGACATAGAGTCACTAAAGAAAGGCATAGCAAAACAAATAGTAGAAGCTAAGTTTATGCAAAGCCCTGTAAGTAAGTTTTTAAGTCGTCCAAAAGAATTTGAAGAAAGCGTGCTTGAACTATCTCAGTTAAGCAGAGGGGAATTAGAATACAAAGCAAAAGAACTTTTACCTAATATTTACGGCAGACCGGGAGAAGCATTTGATGTTGAAACCGATAATGATACGTTAATTTCAGAGATAGCCGAAAAAGAATTTTATTTAAAAAGATCAAAAGAACTTTTAAAGCCTGACGACGATGAGCCTATGGTCTTAATTATAAAACCTGAAAACCAAACTAAAACTTATGAAAACGAAATAAGACCGGGCGACCCAGCTAGAGGCAACGTCATAGAGTTTGGCATAGAGCAAAACGGACAAAACTATATATTTAAAAAAGAACCTGTTTTTTCAGGAAAAGATATTATTGACTACGATTATATAGAACAAGGCTCTGGCGAATCTTTTAGTGACTTTGAAGTAGATAACGCTGCTGAAATAGATAATAGAAGAATAACATCCATAACAGTTAGAAAAGGAGATTATCCTCAATTTAAACCCGACATTTTAAATAAAATAAAAAGTTCTTTTGAATGGGCCTTCGCTTCTACTAAAGGATACACAACAGCATTTTTTGAAGAAGATAGAAACAGAAGAGCTAGAATGAAAGCTATGAACTCTTCTCTTCAGTTTTTTGCTAAAGAGTATCAGGAAGCTAAAAACGCTGCTATACGAAATGGCACTTTAACTGATGAACAAGAAGTTAATAGGATTAGTAAAGAATACTTAACTAATAGATATGAAAGAAAAATATTAGATGAAGATGATCCAATAAGAAACATAATACAAAGAAAAATTTCAGAGCTTGAAGAACAAGCACTAAGAGCCAATCCCGGCAGTTCGAGAGAAGCTTTTTTAAAAAAACAAATTGCTGCTTTAAGAGAAGATTTAAGATCAGGTATTAGAACTAGCGTTACAACCCTTGTAGATTTGCCTGTTGAGTTAAGAGCGCCTTTGATTGGAATGAGATCAAGTATAGACAGATTAATACAAAGACTTTTAGATGAAATGCCAAACGAAGTTTTAGATCAACTTAAAAAAGTAAGAAGAGTAGATGAGACAACAGGAGAACTTACTATAGAAGAAGAACCAGCAAGGGACATTCTGCAAGCTACTATGGGTTCTTATATTACGGAACAATACAAATTATTTGAAGAAGGCACTGGTTGGAACCCTAGAAGTATTTGGAATCGTATAGCTCCGTCAGATAAAGTCAGAAGAATTTATGACGACGCTGTGGCTAAAGTTTTACAAATGAACCCAGAACTAAATGAAGCACAGGCTAAAAAACAAGTAAATGATATAGTTAATCAATCTTTATCAGATGGACAAGTATCTGGGAAAATACTCGGGTCCATGTACAAAATAGATCCTGAACAAGAAACTATTTCTCCAATAGAAAAATACTTATCTCAAAAGCAAGCTTTACCAAAAGAATTTAAAGCGTTGTTTGGTGAGTTTGAGGATCCATCTCAAGTCGCTCTAAACACAGCCAGTAAGCTAATTACCTTTGTAGAAAACTATAGGTTTTATAACAAGTTAAAAGAGCTTAACGAAAAAACTGGAGAGCGTATTTTTACAACCACCAGGGCAGAAGAGTACAACACGGTAGTGCCTTTAAAAGATACGCCACTAGACGGTCTTTACACAACTAAAGAAATGGCAGAAGCCATGAAGATAGTTCAACAAGACAAAAGCTTTTTTGAAAAATGGGTTTACGGTCCTCTTGTTTTAGTTCCTAAATTTTTAGCGCAGTCTTTTCAAACGGTTTACAGCGCAATGGCTCAAGCTAGAAACTTTGGTACAGCCGGAATGTTTTATGGAGTGCGTAACGGTAATCTTTGGAAAGATTTCCCAGCGGGAGCCAGAGGCGTATGGACAGATCTAGGTGGCAGTTATGACAGCAACGGTAACGCCACAGTAGATATGGTTAAAGCGCAAAAATTTAGAGATTTTATGGTATCGGAAGGAATTAATAACACGGAAGTTAGAACCGGAGAAATAATATCTTCTTTTGAAGAAGCCATGTCTGGAGGATACAGAAACATTGCGGAGTTTACAGCTTGGTTAATGACTAATAGTGGTAACGGCGGAGGATTTACACAAAAAACAGGGATAAAACCTTTAAGCTTTACTAAAAAAGCCATAGGGTACCCTCAAAAATTATATACAGCAGCAGATGATTTTTGGAAGACGGCAGCTTTTTTTGGAGAAAGAAGAAAACTTTTACGAAATTATAACAACACAGAAGATGGTAGAAGAAGTTTGTATGAGCACAGTAAAAGGCTAGGTGTAAAACTTACCGAAGGATTAGATTACGATACAAACATAGATAAAACAGCTGCTTATATAGTAAGAAATACTATACCCAACTATGACTACATAGGAAGATTTGTAGATGCTCTTAGAAGAAAATTACCTTTTGCTCCATTCGTAGCTTTTCCAACAGAGATAGTAAGAACAGCAGCTAATCATTTAAGAATAGGATCTGTAGAGGCTACCTCTAACAATTTTGGAACGAGGGTCCAAGGACTTAGAAGCATCACAAGTTTAGGTTTAGCTACCTATGGAGTAGGCGCCGCAGCGCAAGCTCTTGGTAAAGCTTTAAATAATTTAGATGATGAAGACGTAGAACAGTTAAGAAAACTTGTTCCATACTTTTCTGAAAACAGTTTAATAATCCCTATAAACATAGAAGATGGTAAAGCTGAATACATAGACGGAAGTCACTTTTTAGTTTACGACACTATATCTAGAATGAGTCAGAATGTTTTAAACAGCGTTGCTGACGGAAAAGAGATAAACGAAGAGATGTACAAAAGTCTAGCAAAAGGGTTTTCTGGAGCGATTGTAGAATTTATTGGGCCTTATGCTAGTCTTTCTATTTTTCCAGAGATTACAAAAAATTTATTAGTAGATGCTGAAAGAGATAAGATAGCCAATCCAGCCTTATTAAAACAAGGAAGATGGGACGAGTATGTGGGTCTATTGCTTGGTTATGCTCTTTCAACTGCGCAGCCTGCATTTTTCCGACAATTAAATGATGTTAAAAAGGGGCTCACTCCTGATGAGTTTTCTTTTAATAAATATTCAAATAGAAAAGATTTTGACGATGCAATGATGGCTTTGGCTGGAGTAAAAATATCTGAGGTAGATGTAGCAAAAACTATGCCTTTTATAATCAACAATGCAAAACGTGAAATGAATACTTCAAACGATTTATTTGAAGATTTAATAGTTAAAGGTGGATCTGTGCCGGAAGAACAACTAATAAAAGAATACTATGCCGCACAAAAAGGCAACTTTTTAGCGCAACAAAAACTTTACATAAAATACTTATCTGCTTTGTCCATAGCTAGCATTAACAATAAACAGTATAAAAAATTTAAAAGAGATTTAGACGAACAACTAGAGGACAGATTAGGTTCAAAAGTAGCAAGAAGACTCATAAAAGGAGAGTTCAGTCCGTACAAATATAGAAGCACAGCTGAAGAAACTTTTGATCTAAATACTAAAAGAATGGAAGACGAAGGTATGATTCCATCGGAAGGGCGTTCTTTCCCTAGACGAGATTTAGATAGAATCTACAGAGACTATGACAGAGCAGACATCTATTTATTAGATAATGTTACTGACTCTTTCCCGGACCTTGAGCTTCTTGAATAGTATCCATAACCTGCTCTGCCCAATATCTATCTACACGCTCCATCCACATGTCTGCGTGACGTCTAAACTCTCTGCCTTGTATAACAAACTCTTGATACACAAGATCAACGGAACACATTAAGACAACACCTTTTTGTATGTCTGTGCCATACAGCTCGTTGTGCGCAAGAGCATACGCAGCAAGCTGACAGAAATAATCTTCTATCCATTCACGTCGTTTAGGTTTATTGGTTTGTTTAAAATCCATGATGCAGGGTTCGTCCTCAAACACGCCGATAACGTCAGCTTTACCTGCGTATCGATTTGGATTGTACAAAGACACCTCACAGCCATAGACCTGATTTATCCTAGAAAAAGAGTTGTCCATGATGGTACATGCCATCTTATATGCTCTTTTCTCTTCGGCTGTTTCAGGTCTATAGTCCCACAAATTACCATGCACTATCTGTTTCTCTAGTATGTGATGCACGGTGGTACCGCGAGCAGCCGCCTCCATGCGTATCCTATTGGCTTCTTCCTCACCAACACGTTCTATCCACTTCTTTATCCCGTCGTTATCTTCTTTCGTCCCGGATAATATCGTGGTGACAGAAGGCAGCTTCTGGCCGTTACAGTCATAAAACCTTCTTCCGTCTTTGCCGTCCTCACTAGAGAAGTCATTGTATTCGTACGGTGACTCGTACAATATTACATGCTTCATGTTTTTGGTAACTCTTCTACTCTGCCTTTTTTCACGTCATCGTGTAGACGCTTAATCGCAAAAGCAAAAACGTTACTGGTAGATCTTTCAGTTCGCTTACCTATATCTTCAGCGATCTTAACAATCTCCTTACGTATGGCTACGCTACGCCATTTTTCTGTATCCATTTTACTGAACTCCTTTAATCATTATCGTTTTGTGACTCCATAGAATCACCCCAGTTTTTGCCTACCTCTGCATCTACCTTATTAGGTACACACAAAGACACAGCTTGTTCCATGGTTTCAGTTATGCCTGCTACATCTTTATCCGAAGCTACAGAAAACACAAGCTCGTCGTGCACCTGTAGTAACGGCATATAACCAGACTGATAACAGTCGACCATGGCCTTCTTTGTCATATCCGCCGCCGAACCCTGTATAAGTTTGTTCAGCGCCTTATAGACAAATGCTCTTTTTATTTCGCCGTTGTATTCGTGTATGGCTTCTTTGTATTTCATGGGTCGACCCGTGCCATAGCGCATCGGCTCCCACATATCAAAGTGACAACGACGTCCTAATAGTGTTTTTATATATCCTTTTGAGCTAGCACTTCTCATAACAGAATCTGCTAACTGTCTAACAAAAGGAGCGTAGGTATTAAACTTACTAAGTATGTCAGCAGCTTCGTCGGTTGTTACCCCCAACTGATCTGCTAGTTTACCTTTGCCCATACCGTACATAATTCCTAGACCGATAGTCTTTGCGGTCTTTCTATCTATGCCCACTAAATTAGCTACCTCTTGGTGAAAGTCTGCATCGCCTTCTAGATACGCATCAGCAATAGCATCTGCGCCATCGTACTTAGACAAACTAGCATAGTGAGTAAGTATTCTTGGTTCTTGTTGACTAAAGTCTGCTGAACACCAGCGCTCGCCTTCTTCTGGTAAGAACAAAGAACGAATCAACGGACCTATGTTTTTGTTTCGTGCCGGGACTTGTTGCAAGTTTGGATTGCTCATAGACAACCGACCAGTGACTGTACCACCGCTCTCGCCTTTCAGCTGTCTTATCTCTGCGTGTATCCTGCCGTTGTGCTCGTGCTTCAGGATAGAGTCAATAAACGTGCTATGCGATTTGTTTATCTCTCTAGCTTCTTTAATCATTTTAGCTACAGGATGTGTGTGATTGTCTAAAAATGCCTTGGTAAAGCTAGGCTGCCCTGTTGGAGTACGTGTATACGTTAGCTTCAGGGCGTCAAAAACGGTCGCTAACGAGTTTGCTGCCCAAAGTTGTAGTTCTCTTACACCAGACTGTTTCTGTATCTCCAAGAGCAGTTCTTTTTCTTGTTTGATTAGCTGCCTCTTAATTGTCTCTGCTCTCTCAGTATCAACACGGACACCTTTCTTTTTCATTTCGTACAACACAGGCAAGACTTCCATTTCTAAATCAAAGATGTTCCACAGGTTCTGCTCTTCAATCAAAGTCTTGAAATGATTCCAAAGCTTCAACGTCAAAGCAGCGTCCTGTGTTGCATACGTACCCACGTATGCCGAAGGCAGACGCCACATTTCTGCTTTCGGATCTAAGCCCCACTCCTCAGCAGCGGCGTTTAGTTCTGCCTCCGTTTTACCCTCGTTTACGTATTCTCTACCCAAGGCATTTAAGGTATACCAATACTGGTTCTCATCTATCAGAGGAGCGACCACCATCGTATCGATAATTCTGCCGTTTACTTTTATGCCTTCTGATCCTAGCCAACCCATGTCGTACGATGCGTTGTGAAATATTTTGTCTGAGTTACTAGCGCATACTTTCTTAGCAAAACTAATTACTTTGTTTTTAGGAAAGTTAAACCCACTCTCATGCGCAAACGGAAAGTAGCCTTCAAAGCCATCGCAAGCAAACGATATGCCCACTATCTCTCCATCACCTCTTATGTATCCGGGACCTTTCTCTTTTAAATTAGGGTCTCTGGTTTCTGTATCTATCGCTACCTCTTTTGCGTTGACCAACAACTCTGTTGGAAACACATCAGGCGGAGTCCATTCCGTAGGTGGTTTAAATGTTGTCATATTAAGTACCTGTAGTATTCGTTTCTAGCCTGCACGATATAGAGATTCTCTAGTGCTCTGGTAACAGCCACATAAAACTGTCTGTGCAAACCATCTGGATTGAGCAAAAAGTTTTGCTTTATCGCCGGGGATATATCTAACAAGACTGCAACGTTGTCAGCCTCACCACCTTTTGCTTGGTGTATTGTAGATATCGCTATCCTCGGTTCGCCATGTAAATCCTCGTTATTGTTTTTTGCTTTTTCTATAAATGCTCTTCTTTCTACGTCTATGGTTTTATTGAAAGTATCCTGCCAATCGCCGCCCAAGGTTTCTTCTTTCAAACCGTAGTTATCTAATATTTGTTGTTTAGTTAATTCTTGCCCCTTGTTTTCATCGTTTAATACTTTAGTTATAAATCCTCTCTTCACGTGCGCCTTGCCTAGATAAGCATATAGATCACCGAGTTGAGCCATAGTAAGCACTCCCTCACTGTTTAGTTTCTCCCAAGCGTCCATGGCTGCAATCATCTTGTACGGAATGTATCTGTAGTGATTGTGCGAGAAAGGATAGCCGTTGTTTATCAAATGTTTTCTAGTGCTGTAGCCTTTGTTGTAATCGGACAACATGTAGTCACAAGAAGATAAAATTAACCAGTTGCCTTTTTCTAACGGCAACAGGTTGACAGAAGATACTTCTGTGACTGCGCCTTCTTGCTCTCTTGGTTTGTACTCTTTGTCCGCTCTCTTTCTTATCTTGTTTGATATGCGCTCTGCTACGTTGTGTACGGTCTTTGGTATCCTGAAAGACTGGTTCAGTACAATGTTCTTGCCTTCGTAGTCTACAAACCTATCTGGTCTGGCTCCGCTCCACTCGTAGATAGCCTGATCGTCATCGCCTGCTATGTAGGTCTTATCAACGTTAGCAGACAGTACATCGACCAAACGCCAGTTTAGTTCTGCCAAGTCTTGAGCTTCATCAACGATAAGAACATCTAACGGTGGACAAAGGCCTCTCTCAACAAACTCTTTTATCATGTCAGCAAAAGAATAAATAACAGGAGAGCTTTGCATGCGATACTCTTCCCATGCGTCGTAAATATTTTTTAAGATAACGGGTACCACATTCTTGCGTAAAGCTACGTCGCAGTTAAGTCTTTCTTCTTCGATATCTCTACAGTTTGCTTTTGAGTTTTCTATCAGTTGGAAATATGGATCCTCCAACATCTTATCCAGCGATTGTTTCTTATCCATCTTATAGTTCTTAGTTAAGTTGAAGCTGTACTCTTCTAAAAAGTCTCGGATATCTTCGCCTGACATCACTCTGCCTATGGCTAACGCACGCTTGCAGAAGGCGTGACTTGTGCAAAAGTAAGGCATTTCATCAAAACCAAGCCCCAAGGACGCGTACGCCCTGTTTTTGGCCTCTGTAGCAGCCTTCACTGAGTAAGATATAAAAGCTATTCTGTCTGGCTGCACGCCGTCATCTAGATGTTGCTCTACTAAATCAAGCAGCTTAGTTGTCTTACCCGTTCCCGGAGGACCAAAGAACTTCTGTATGTTTCTAATCTTCAATCTTCCCACTCCTTCTTAGCCGTAGGGTTTTTAAAATCATCTACAGTAATCTTACTGTTATCTACTTCGACAACATCTAACACCCAAATGTTTTTGTTGCCTATGTTCTTGTCTATCCATTTGACTGAGTTGTTTGCTCCCATGTTCTTTAGTTCGTCAAAGATCTCTGCCTCTTTTATGTTCTTCATGTTTTTGTATTCTCTGATGTAGTTGACTATGTCTCTGCCTCTAAACCACCATTGATTAGTTTCTTCCTCTTCCATACGAAACGCTCCGCCAGATACGATAGCCATACGAGAAGTAGACTCTGTGGTAATACAAAACTCCATGATAGATTCTTCAAGCAGTCCACTCTTGGTCATGTCAGCAGGGACGTCTATCTCCTGCACGTCTTGTAGCAATGCGTTTAGTTTTGCTACCCAATCTATTTTCTTTACGTCTGGTGGACAGATGTTCAACACTTCCATACATCTTTGTTGATACATGCTGAAGTTGTGAAGTTGTTTTGTTTCGAGCACGATAGTCTGTCCGTCTATATCTAAGTGCCACAAGGGTGGGTCAGTTAGATATTTCCGTAGCCCACCAAAGACAGGATCGCGTTCTGCGGCATCTATGCCAAACCTTTTGGTTACACAGATACCGCTCTGACAAAAGTCTTGTAGCGGAGCTTTGCTGCACGGATACCGATAGTCAGACTTCTCCACGCTTTGTATTAAGTTGTTAACTTCGCTATGCGGTAGTGGTTTGGCGCAGACCTGCTTGTTTACTTCTTGCAGCTTATCTTTCCACTCTTCGCCTTCTGGGTGTACTTTTCTAAAAAACACACCGTAAGCAAACATAGCATTGTTGCGCATACCTTCAGGTATACCGTTCAACTTCATGTGAACCAGACAAGGTGGAGCCTCGCTCCAGATGTCTTTGTCTGCGCCGTTAGATGCGATAAGTTTTCTCCTAGATTTCTTTACCGGGAGAAGCTCATCTAATTGTTCTTCTGTGATCGCTTTACGCTTTGCATACTTTATAAAGTCCTCTGGGGATAAAGAATCTGCTTTTTTGTTCAGACCGTATCTGGTCGTATCGTCGCCTGCAAAGTAGGGCATGTTCAACCAGTTACCTGTTTGCTTTTCTTTGGGTACTTGGTCAGACCATTGATATTGTTTCGGAAATATCTCATCTCCAGTTCTGCCCATGGCTGCTGTAATGTCCTCTAGTTTATTTTTTATTTTGATGGCTGGGACAGGCTCACTTGTAAAAAGGAATAAGTGAAGCCCGCCCGACTTAGTAGAACAAGCGACCAAGGGCAGAGACATCTCATCGATGTTTTTCAAAATCTTTTTTATGTCGATAGGGTATTCATCTATATCTATGCAGCCCCACCTACATGTTTCATCATCGGTTATCGGAATCACTCCGATAGAAACCTCTCCGTCTAAATGTTTTTTCCAAAGCTCAAGAGTAAGCGGTTCATGCAGGGTCTTTGCTATCCCGTCTTTCTTTACTCCGCGTGCTGTGTTCTTCTGCCCTGTGATTTCATATATTCCGTGCGCTCTGTCCAGCCCGGAAAAAACATCCATAAATTCTTTTTCTATTTCTTTTGTCATACATATTGTTAGAGGTGGGCGGCGGGGTTACTCGCCGCCCGATAGATCACTCCCAAGTTTTAGCTTCGGAATTATCCTCTAATGCAGCAGTATTGGAACTCCCCGGGAGTTGATCCATACCACCGTCTGCACAAAACTCAGAAAACTCTTTTGCTTCTGTAAACAAATCAGTTTCCTGTTCATCTAAGACCCGTTCCTGTGAAATGGAAAATGAATACCATGACCCACGATCGTTAGATTCTATTTGTGTTTTTAAAAGATACCAGTGCGAGTATGAAGGAGGGGTAAACATACCCTGTGCTCCTTGCATCTTCGTACTCTGTATCAGTGTGTTGAAGTATCTAGAGTGCTTCAACTGTGACCCCGTCATGTTGATGACGCATTTCTGCGGCTCTTCATCAATCAAAGCGTAGCCATAGTGGTTAGCCGTTGGTGTAAGCTGAGTTTCACCTGTTGGTGTGATAAGCCTACCTTGGCTATCACGATTGCATCTGTTAAACAGATCGCTATCAGCAGAGTGAACCTTAACTAGCCCACCGCCCTTCTCACGAAGTTTCCACTCGACCAACGTTTTGTTATACCAAACTGGTAAGAAACTCAAACCCGTCTCACCTGATATTATTGTGTTGGAACCAGTGAAAAAGAGATCTCCCTCTTCCGCATCAGGATTATAGTCAGCGTTGTCTTTTTTCCTTTGCGGAGACATTGCTTGTATGATCGTGATACGCGGAGTCCTAAGATCGTCTGATGATACTTCGCCGAAGCCTTTCTCTTCGACACCTTCAAATAAAGATACTATGTCACTTTTTGGTTTTTTAGTTGCCATATCTTCGTTCCTCGTTATTTAGTTATTTTCGTTCGCTTGCCCTCGTAGACAGAGAAAAGATCTCTGACTGCTTGGTCAAACACCTGATTGCCCGACTCAACTTGTTCGCGAACGAACGCCTTGAGCGAGCTAGGATGGACATTCTCTTTCTGTTCAGGCAATAGCCCTTCCTTTCTGAGTACATCTATCACTTCTTTAGCGCGATCGTCCTCACCTCTGCCGAACTGCACGCTGACGACATTCTTAATTAAGTCGCCATGGCCGTTCTCGCGGAGCCAACTGTGAGCCGCATCAGCTTTGTCTTTGCTGATACGAGCGCTGTAAAACGGTTCAGCTGCTATCCTCGATCCGTCATTCAAACGAATGTCTTGGATACCTAGCTCTAATAATCTTTGGGGTATAACTTCTTCTGATAGTTCACGCTCTTGTTCTTTCAAGCGTTGTAGTCGGTCCTCTGTGTTTCCGATTGTGCCCTGTACGCGCAGAAGTTTGTCGCATAGTTTTGATAGGTCGGCTAAATGGTTTTCGTTAAGGTCTTCTACTTTCTTCTTTGTTTGTTCTTCGAATAATATTTCTATTGCCATTATTTATTTTCTCCTTCGTTAGTGCGAGATCTAGCAGGATGTGTGAACATGAATAAACCCGACTGTCCTTGCTAGACCCCGACTTTTTATATAAAACCAGTCGGATTGACATGAGTATATATTACTTTTAAAATAAAAGGCAAGATATTTTTGAATATTAACGAAAAACGAAGGATAAATCTTATGAACTACGAATTTAAAACGCCGCCCTACGCACACCAAAAACAAACTTTAGAACAAAGCGCCGACAAACCGCTGCACGCTCTCTTCTTAGAGATGGGTCTTGGTAAATCAAAGATACTCATCGATAACATGGGTATGCTTTTTATGAAAGGAGAGATCTCTGGAGCATTGATTGTTGCCCCCAAAGGTGTCTTGCAGAACTGGTCTGTCAACGAGATTGAACGCCACTTGCCCGATAGCATAGAAAGAAATGTTTTAGTCTGGCAACCGAACCACACGCAACGTTGGACCAAGGACTTTAAAGACATGGTCACAGAAGATAGCACAGGTAAATTAAATATTCTACTTATGAACGTCGAGGCGTTTGCCACCGACAAGGGTTGCAAGTTTGCCGAAGAATTTTTGGCTACGCACGAGTGCATGCTTACCGTAGATGAGTCGACCACGATAAAGAATCCAAAGGCAAAGCGTACGAAAAACCTAATAAAACTGGCGCCTCTAGCCAACTACCGCAGAATACTCACAGGTTTTCCAATAACCAAAGCGCCGCTAGATTTGTATTCGCAATGCTTTTTCCTGAGCCCAAACTTACTTGGCTACAACAGCTATTACGCCTTCCGGGCACGCTACGCCATCATGCAAAGAAAGCAGATGGGCGGTCACGCATTTGACCACATCGTAGGCTTTCAAAGGCTGGACGAATTACAAGAAGCTCTCAAACCTTTTTCTACAAGAAAGACTAAAGAGCAATGTCTTGATCTACCAAAGAAGGTCTACACCAAACGTTACGTTGAACTAACGCCAGAACAAAAGAAGGCATACGAACAGATGAAGAAAGAAGCCATCATGGTAT